CCAACCCATGCATTCGCCACTTGTTCCATCAAAGTAAGCCTCAACTGGCTTGCCATCTTTGCGTTGAACATCAACAACAAAAATGTCAACTTCGTCAGCATAACCAGAGTCCAAAACTTTTCCTGCGAACATGGTTTCAGCCATGCCCTCAACTTCAAGAAGGCTTGGCATTGTGTCTTGCTGTTCACATCCACCTGGGCATGATGCACAGATTTGCGAACCACCTGCATAGACTTTCCGCTCAATTGCGCACACGAAAGCAAGGTCGTCGTAGTCTGCTGACTTTACGCCCATGGTATCCATGCGCTTAGCGCGAGCCTTCTTGCGTTGCTCCATCATTTTCTCGATTTCGCCGTACATTTTTTCTTCGTCGGCGTCCAAGTCGTCGTCCATCTCGTCGTCTTCGTCATCGTCTTCGCCGTACATTTTTTCGTCTTCAAGAAAAGCCATCATGCGCTTTTTCTTTTTCATAAGTGCATCCATTGACATTTCACCGTCACCATGCATGCCTTTTTCTTCCTCGTCGTACATTTTTTCTTGCTCCATGAAATCCATCATGCGCTTTTTCTTTGCCTCATCCATTGGCATATCGTCATCGCCGTGCATGCCTTTTTCTTCGTCAAGAACTTCCATCATTGGCTTTTTCTTTTTCTTTGACGGAGTCATTGACATAGCCGAATCACCATGCATTGTTTTTTCTTCAGATGCAGTTACCCACTCGCTCTTTTCTCCTTGAACAGGAGTAGATGCTTCTGGTGCCATATCAGAGGGGACGGCTTGTTCGGTCTCAGTGACAGCCTTTGCTCCGCACTTGCCACAAACTTTCGCACCGGGCTTGTAGCCACAATCCTTTAAATCCAGACCTTTGGCGCATTCAATTCCGCCGTCAGCAAGAAGTTTTACTATTGGTGTCGTATTTTCCATATTCGTGGACTCCTTATAGTGCATTGTTTTTGCAATGCACCTTGATGGATTAGAGCAAACAGAGCATGGTGTCAGACGTTTTTCGCCCGACATCAGACACTGATACTTTGCTGTTTTTTGTGGTAAACCTGTTATTGAAGTATAACTCATAATAGTGTTTTGTTTTCGTTTCATATGCAACACAGATTTTGTGAAGCATTTTTTTTATTTACAGAACATCCATCACATTAACGAGAGCATCGAAGGCGTCATCTTCTAGGTCGGTTAAATCAACCTTCACTCCGTCTTCGGTAACTTCTGATTTGATTTGGTAGTAATCCAAGACGGGATCTAGAAGGTCTTTCAATTCATAAAGTGAACGATTGTCCGACGAGATGGTCATAGTCTCGTTCTCGGTGTAACCAAATGATTTTGCTTGCAAGTCATTAGCAACACCACCTGCACTAAGAACTTCCTGCAAAAGATTGAAAGCATTTTGCAGTTTCAGCATGTTCCGTGAATTGATAACACGACCAGCCTTGACCTCAATGTCTTCGTTGGCGTCCTTGCCCATTAACTCCGAAATAGCAGCCATTAACATGCCAATCATCTGCTTTGGATTCTTATCTCCGCCACCACAACCGCAGTCATCATCGTCGTCAGAGCCTTTGTAGTAAGGCATTTCCATGACTCCGCCGTTATCGTCGTCGCCTTCCATGACCCAGTTGTCTTTGTCAGCCATGTAGTTAATGAAGTCAGGCTCAGCATTCATGAATTTCTTCAAAGCCTCATATGCCTTTTCGTCGGCTTCGTCATCATTTTCAAACTCAACATCTTCCATCTTCATGGTTTCTTCTGTTTCGTCTGATTCAGCCAAGCGACTCGCCATAGCCTCCATCATCTCGTAGCCCTTTTCTTCCGATTCAAGGAAGTCGAAGACCGACTTGATTTCATCTTCGGTCATGGTTTCAAGTGACTTGCCGGGTTTGAGAACTCCACGAAGACGGTTATTGAATTCGCTGTCATCCCAATTCCGTTTGCGTAGTTTTCCGCGACAGTTCTTCATGCCGGGGTGATGGCAACCTTCGTTCGGCCAGAGACCAGTGGTTTCGTGATGCAACCATGCGCAAATATTGCTCAACGGGTAAAGTTCAGGGTGGTTGGCAAGAATCACGCGACAACGACGGAATCCGCCGGGTTTACGCATAATTGGACGCCAGTAACGAAGGAGTTGTTCAAGGTTCCCACGACGAGGTCCGTATCCACGGGTTCGCGCAGTGACGATTTCTTGCGGAATGATTCCACCAAGGGGGTCTGCTTTTTCTGGTGATTTTGGCTTAACACCCATGGGGACTTGTGGGTCAGCGTCAAGGCGGTAACGGTCTTCGTAGCGTCGTTCTGCGTCTGAACCGCTAGGAACATTATCCGAATCTGCGTTGACATAAACGGTTTGTGGCTTCACCCGTGTTGCGTCACCAAACATGAATTGATTGTTTTCAAAATGGTATGAAACGCGCATCGTCATGATGCCTTGACCCTCTACGCGGTGGTCAAAAATAACGCTATTTGCGTCTGATTCCCTTATTTTAACGGCTCCACCAAACTTCTTGGCAAGTGCGTATGGCAGGTTCTCCTGACGACTACGCGATGGCATTGGCGCATCTACGGCGTCATCATCGTATTCATTGTCTCGTTCTACTTGTGGCTTGTTGCGTTGCATATTGCTCGCCATAAAGCGTGCGAGAAGCGAACGACCCGCCTCAGTGATGTTTCCGTTCCCGTCACGCATGTGACCTTTTGAGTCATTACCCTCAAAGGACTTGATTGAGATTGTGCCAGTTAATTGATTTGCACCGTGGAGGACAGGACTTGCCTCATATAGTTCAACTTTTTTGAGGACATTTGCTTGGCGTTGTGGGTCAAAATCTGCATCAAGAGTTTTGTAGCCAATTGACCACTCTTGCTCTTCGCCAAAGAAGGCAACATCAGCGAAAGCCTGACGTCCCCGCTCGGATTTTAGGTTAAATTGAACTTTTGCGTAAAGTCCGCCAATACCAGCGGCACGCATTTTTATTGGAAGTCGTGGGTCAGATGATGGAACTTCATACATTTCAAGTACTTTTCCGATTGGTTCATTCCAGTTATGACCCCAAACAACACGAGGTTTACGCCTTTTAAGGCTCTCGGTGAATGCGCCCGGCACGATGATGTCGCCAACGCTGTCCTTGTTTCCAATGCCTGCAACGAAGCATTCAACGACACCAAGCGCTTCGTCAATATTGAATTGACCTTGGAGTGCTTTGTATTGCTGAGAATCTACTGCGGTGTTTGGCATGGTGCTCCGATGAAAAGTTGTTTATTTAACAATAAACTATTTGGAGCCCCAAAAAAGGAACACTTTAAGTATAATGGGCTTGTTTTACTGAAACTACTCTTTATTGAAGCCGAAACGCAAACGGCAACGACAGTTAAATGTGAGAGCAGGTGGTGCTAAAGGGTCACCCGGAAAGCGCAAAACCGTACCGTCAACCAAGAATCCGTCACCAAAATCAACCGTGTTGCCTTCTAATGTCTTATGGGTACTGCGAACGCGTGAATCTTTTCGTGTAATCCAAGTTTTCGTCAAACCAACATTGTTTTCTTTACCAGCCAAGAACACTCCGCCGTTGTATGAAGCCTGAGCCTCATGTTCGGCAATGTCTCTGCGACGCTTGGAAAGAAGTTTGAGAAAAATTGCTATTAGCGCAAGACGCAAAAGGACGGAGCGTTCTTCTTCGCTTTCTTCCATCAACGCAACGGCTATAGCCGCTCCAATTTCTTCGGCGGTAGAAGCATTCGCCATTTGCATTCTCTCAACCTGTTGTTGAGCGAGTTTTTCAACTTCTTGCGGTTCCATGACCACATTGCTACTTGTCCTAGAAGCGACATACTCTTTAGCCTCTGTGTAGATTGCCAAAATGATTGGTTCTAGGTCGTCAGCGAGTTGTTTGTTCCAAACCTCTTCGTCAAAAACCATATCTACGGTAAGAATTCCCGTGGATAGCGCTTTTAGTCCACGCTTGCCAAAAGCCTTCTCCATAACAACACGCTGTTGTCTTTCAAACACACGCTCAAGAGCACGGTCAAGTATTTCAGTCCATCTGTCGGTATCCGCATCTGCTTTGGTCTCAAGTTCCTGCACGAACTTCAACTGCATTTCTTGCTGAATCTTTTCAAACTCTGATAATTGTTGGTCAGGTGTGAGCGTTGCTGTTTCGGGAGCGACACCTGCTTGAGCGTCAGGAATTTGTATCTCTGTTGGTGGCGCAGGAGGTGGAACCTGCATTGCGCCTTCCTGTGGAGGTAAGCCTTGAGGCATGGCATTCGGGTCAACACCAGCCATATCAACGGGCTGTTGTTCTTCAGGCTTGAAAGCCTTCTCAGTGTTGGCAATAGGGGTGAGGTTCGGATTGGACAGAAGACTGTCTGCAAGTTCAGATTCAACCTTCTTGCGACCTGTGGCAGTTCTGTATTCGTTGAGACTAATTAGACCTTGTTGGAATTCGTCCATCACATAGCGTTCGCGTTCCTGCTTTGCAAGAATGAGAATTGGAATGTCTTCCGTATCAAAATCAACATAATACTTTTCGTCAAGTTCATCAAATGCTCGTGCAAGAGTATGAAGGTGAGGAGCCATTGTCTCCATCCAAAAGACACGCAACTCTTCTGACGCATTTGAGAATGTTCTTCCTGATGCATTACCAATGACTGATTCAGGAACACCAAAAGCCGCGAAGATTTCGTTCTTTTGAAGTTCACGCATTTGGGTGTACGCGGCATCTCTTGGCGAAGCAGAAGTATCTATGTAGTCAACACCATCTGATGAAGCAAGAACCGTTGTTGAACCAGCACGCGAAAGGTTTCCACGGAATCGGTTCTTTAGTTCCTGCTTGTCGTCATCTTCCATGTCGCCACGAACCACAAGTAGTCCACCCGGACGACCATCATTGATGAGGTAGTTGCGGTTATAAAGTTTGGACAAGTTCTCTAATTCAATTGCAATACCTGCGGATTCCATCGGAGTCATTGAGAGATATGGGTCTAATGGGTGCGGGCGTCGTATCCAGCAAACATCTTCGGGCTTTAGAACAAACTTCATTCCGTTGCGCATGTCAACTTCAAAACCTTGAACAAATTTCTTACTGTCAGGAATTGGTGCTGTGTACTGTGGCGGAAGAAGTTGCAACGCGATTATTTTTCCGTCTCGGGAGCGAACCTTTTCAATGAAAACGCCTCGCGTGCTCATCAACAATTGAGCAGAAATCCTGTATCTAAAAGCGAACGAGTTTTCGCCCTCGTTTGACTTTGAGTTAAAAATCTCAAGAAGTGATTCGTTGTCTTTTGTTTGTTCTCCGCGCTGGTCGTTACCTTTTCGCAGAATGACAGGAAGTCGCGCTTGGTTTCCCGCAATTGCATCTATGCAACGGAATACCCAAGTAACTTTTTGCATACCTTCTCGGTATGCGCGGTCAATGTCCCATCCGTCTTTGTATGGTTTCCCAACTCGTCCCATGTCAAAAGCGACAGGGGCACCGGGGTTTGACATTGCTTTTTCAGCACTGTTTCTTAGATCTTTATTATTGTCGCTATTCCAAGCCATTATTCAGATCCCAACAGGTAACCATAGATTCCACAGGTTACTCCGAAGGCAATTAAGCCTGCTGGTGGGAAAATGAGACCCGTTCCTATCGAAATTCCTGTGACGAATAAAACCATCAAACAGTTTGCAAGGTTGGGGCGGGTAAGGGAATATTTAAATTTTCGGAAAATGTCCATTGAGACCATCACCTTAGCAAATGAGAGACCTCTTTAATACTACATTATGTATGTACCAATATTTACGAGGACTAATGGCTGACTGGGATAAAATTTACGATTACCTCCAACCGAAGGAGTCACTCTTCTGCCCTGAAGAGGCTTCTCTGACGCAGAAAGTTTTTTTGCGTAGTTACTCGCTTGAGGGTTTATTCGGTGGTGCCGCAGGTGGAGGCAAAAGCAGTGCACTACTGATGGCGGCTTTGCAATATGTGGATGTTCCAAACTATTCAGCGATTCTCTTCCGTCGCACCTACGCCGACCTTGCTTTGCCGGGTGCGCTTATGGATCGTTTTCGCGGTTGGGTATCGGCGTACGACGATGTTCATTGGAATGCCAACAGTTATGTCGCCACTTTCCCGTCGGGTGCGCGAGTTTCCTTTGGGTATTTAAATAATACTAATGATTACTTACGTTATAAAGGCTCTGAATTTCAATTTATTGGCATGGACGAAGTCACGGAAATCCGCGAATCTGACTACAGATACATGTTCTCCCGTCTCCGTCGCCCTGCGAGCGGACCACTCTCTAAAGTCCCCTTGAGGATGCGTTCAGCCTCCAACCCTGCCCCAAATTGGGTCAGACAGCGATTTATTGTTGAAGGTAAAAATGAGCAGAGATTCTTTGTTCCGTCATTTTTAACTGACAACCCCGGAATTGACGCAGAATCGTACCGTCAGGCTTTGTCTGTTCTTGACCCTGTAGAGCGCAGAAGGCTTGAAATGGGCGACTGGTGGGCAACCACTCTTGGAACATTGTTTGACAGAACCGATTTCCCCATTATTGACGGTTTTGATGTTCCCGAAATCACAAGTAGTGCTAGGGCGGTCAGATATTGGGACTTGGCGGCAACTGAGCCTCATTCAGGGAACACCGATCCTGACTGGACGGTGGGCACTTTGATGATTTTTGACCAAGGAATCTCCTACATCATGGATGTCCGTAAAGTCAGGGCAAAATCAGACAAGGTTGAAGCATTCATCCATCAAACAGCGCAAGAGGACGGCAAGGGCGTAACCATCCGCATGGAGCAAGAGCCGGGTTCGTCGGGTAAGGCACTTATTGACCAATACGCACGATACGTAGTACCGGGTTGGGATTTACAGGGTATTCGTTCATCGGGAGACAAAGAAACGAGGGCGAGACCATTCGCAGCCGCTGTCGCTAACGGCAATGTTCGTTTGGTTAGAG